TTAATATATTAGTCTCTGGATGTGCCCAGTCAATAGTAAATAAGTATTGACCTTTGTAGAATTTTTTATCTTTACCTAAATACTTACCATCTATACCAGCCAACCAATCAAAGCAATGCACGCTAGGCCAATAACTAAAACAGTTCCACAGTTGTAACTCGTTCGCCTGCATATCCGGCACATCGGCTCGATCATATTGTTTTTGGAAAAACGCTGAGATAGGCAAACGCCAATAGCACGCACCATTGGGAAGCATGATGTTAAAAAGGAGAGCGCGACCTGATATAGAGACAATACCAAAGATAACGCAGTCACTAAAATCTTTCTTATATTTTTCATCCATGTCATAAAGATATTCCTTCCTTATTTTGCAATAGATTGGTGGTATATTCGCATTTAAATAAGCCATAGTTCCTCATATTATTTAATTTCGCCCCAGTTAGGACCAGATTCATAATCAACTTTATTAGGAACTTTTAGTTCTACTGCATGTTCCATTATTTGTTTTATTTTATCAGCTTGCGCTTCAGATTCAATCGAAAAATCTAACTCATCATGTATTTGTATATGACCTAATAAACCTTCTTTATATAAATCAACCATAGCTTTTTTAGTCATATCTGCAGCACTACCTTGAATAAGTTTATTTAATGCTTTGTAAGTAAATGCTCTACGTATTGGATTTTGATGCCAATAATTTTTCTTTGGTTTACCATCTTTATCTTTTACGACATTACCATCATCATCTAATTCATGTGGTCCCATTTTTTGTAACTCTAATATTGTTTCATGATCTTGTGCAGGTACAAATGTACCCCAATCACTTCCTCTAAGTATAGGTTCATACTTAGGAAATCTACAACGTCTACCAAGTAATGTTTTTATTCTACCTTTATTTTGTGCAGCTTCCATAACTCCAGTCATTAACTCTTTAACAAAAGGTACTTGACCATGATACTGATTAAATAATTCATCTGCTTTTTCTTTTGATACACCTAATTCATTTTGTAGTTTAGCTTTACCCATTCCATAAAATAAACCCAAGTTAATTGTTTTAGCTTCTTTTCTATCTATGTTTGCCATGTCAGCAACAATTTGATGAAAGTCTGTTGATGGATCATTTTCATATGAATCTGCAATTACTTGCGCTGAATCATATTCAAATCTTAATGCATAATGTGCAACAAGTCTTGGTTCTTGTTGTGAGTAATCAAATGTACCCCATTTACAACCTTCTTCAGGTATAAATAAACTTCTTATTAATGGTCCAGTGTCCGGATCTCTTGCAGGTATTTGTTGTAGATTTGGATTTGAATAACTAAATCGTCCTGTAACCGTTCCTCCATCATCAGATCGTATTTGATTTATATCTGCATGAATTCTACCATTATGCTCATGTTTTAAAATGGTATCAATAAATGTTGTACTGACCTTGTTTATTTTTCTAGCTTCTGCTATCATACGAACTACAGGATGATTATGTTTAGAAATAAAATTTTTAGTAAATGATGGTGCACCAGTTTTCTCAGTTACTTCGTAAGGTAAATTTAATTTTTGAAAAACTTTTTCAATTGATCGTGCAGCCCATATCTGAGTATCTACTCCTGATTCTATTTTTATTTGTTGCAGGAGGTTTTGTTCTTTTGCTGCCAGTGCTATTTTTAATTGACTTGCTTTTTCGATATCTACCCGCACCCCTAGGTGACGCATATCAACTAAACAAGGAAAAAGATCAGTCTCCAAATTAAATACACCTTGTAAATCTTCTTCAATAATAATTTTCTTAAAGTAATTCCAAAGTTCTAAAGTTAACGCAGCATCTTCTTCTGCATATGAACCTACTTCACTTGCAGGCATCTTCCACATATCTGCTTTAGGATCTAATCCACGTTCTTTAGCTGCCTTGTTTAGTAAAGATTCATTTTTACCTTTATTTAAATATATCCATGATAATGAATTCAACGTATACGAGAATCTATTTTCATCAATTAATGATGCTGCAATCATAGTATCTACGATTAAACCGTTGATTTTAATACCTAAATTACGAATCCAACATACGTCGTACATTGCGTTATGAAATATTTTTGTAGCAGGTGATTCACAAATATCTTTGAACCATCTTAGTACTCTGTCTCTGTCCATGTTTGGACCTGTACCATGTGCTATTGGAAAATAATTTTTATATCCATCTACAGCAACAGCAATACCTACAACTTCACCATTACCACTTATAGCTCCTGAACCCAGTTTCTTTAAATCTGGATCTCTTGTCTCTAAGTCAATTGCTATTTCTTCTGCTTTTCTTAAATCAGGAAACTCTGTAGGTGCTACCCATTCTGTAGTTGGCATTAACATTATTTTTTCCTCTTCATATCTTGCATCTTTTTAATTTCTAATTCACAATAATGAATTACTTTCTCTAAGTCTTGTATGCCATTTTTATTCATATAACGACACACATACTTAATAACATTTCCTTGAAAAAAAGAAAGGTCATTTTTAGAAATGAATTCATAGGGTTGAATATGAAAGTCTTTGTAGTGACTCCCGCCTATCTGCTTATCTTGTGGAAACGCACTTTCGAACATATCTTTATTTGTCATATTTTTCTCCTGTTAAGTTATTGGCAGTTGTTGGTTTAACGACCATAGATCCAAAATAGGGAGTAGAGAAAATCGAACCAACTTCGCTCGTTAAAGCCTGATGCTGCCAGTCACCAGTAAAGGGCATCTCACTCCCGTTCGGTTTATATACGTTTGTATATAAATTCTTATAAATGTTTATATTCATTTCTTTTTATTCTTGCTTTTAGTTTATATAAATTATTTCTTGCGCGTGTAGCTCCCACATACCAAACTCTGTTTTCTTCATCATACTTATCTTGACTCTTTTTAATTGCTTTTTTTATTTTTTGACCTAAATCTAAACACAATATAACATTATCTTCTTCACCACCTTTAGCTGCATGAATTGTAGATACAAGTATTCTTGCTTCTTTATCTAAATCTTCTCCATTATCTAACATATTTTTTATGTATTCTTTCTCATCTAAATCAGCTTCTGTAAATGCATCAAACCAATCAACATCTTTATTCCATGTTTCAGGTCCAGATCCAATAAATTGTTTTATGTCTTTTATTTCTTTTTCATCTAATTCAATACCTCTACACCATGAATTATAATTTACAGATGCATTATATAATAATACTTTAAATGATTTACCTTTATTAGTTTGATAATATAAGTTTCTTTTTCTTAATTCTTTTATCATTTTTATTAATCTAGAAACCGTTCTAGTTAATATTAACCATTTACCCTCTGTTACATCTATTTGATCTAAATTATTTATTCTTTCACAAAGACCTTCATAGTCTCTTGGATAATATTGTTTTAATTTTCTTTGTCCAATTATATTATTTAATGGAATTATAGATTGTTCTTGCACTGCTCTTGATATTCTTTTTGAATATTTTAATACTTTTTCTTTTGCAGGTTCATTTATAAATCTATTAACATCAGCTCCTGCCCAAGCAAAAATAGCTTGGTCATCATCACCTGCTAAATAAATATCTTCTGTATATTCTTTTAATTTATCAAATAATTTCCATTGTAATGGAGATAAATCTTGAGCTTCATCTATAAAAATTACCTTAAATTTAGGTAAATCTTTCTTATCAATTAATCTTGAAATCATATCATTAAAATCTAATTTCTTTTTTACTCTCTTATATTCTATTAAATTATCATATATGTTTTTTAATAATGGCCATCTAATTTCTTTAGTATTATGTTCGTTTCTATCAAACTCTTCTCTAGGAGTTACATCTCTATTCATAGCTCTTCCAATCATTTGAAAGTATGGACTATCATTATCTAAATAAAATTTTTCTTCTTTGTTATATTTATCAAAGTATTTAACTCTTAAATTTACTTTCTTACCTATCTTAGTGTAGTCTTCTCCTTGCATTACTTTTTTAGTATTTAACTGTAATTGATCAAAAGCAAATGAATGAAGTGTTCTAAAATAATATAATTTATCATTATCCACTGGCATTCTATTTTTAGCTACGTCAGCTGCTTTTTTAGTAAAAGCAAAATATGCAATCTTATCTAAAGGTGTACCAATTCTAATATAAGCTTTAGCTCTACTAATTAGTTTGTGTGTTTTACCTGTACCTGGAGGACCAAAATATTTATATATCATTAGACAATATCATCCTCGTTTTCTATTTCTATTATTTCTTCAACTTCTTCCTCTTCTTTGAATAAATACAATGGAATAGCTGCACAACCATTTACACCTGGATATGGTTTATTTGTTTTTTTATTTGTACCAGGAAATCTTTTCTTTTTACCAAACTCTGGTTTAGGTAAATGATCTTTTTCTTTTTCAAACATTTTTTCAATCATGTAAGAAGTTCTTGATGCATCTTTTTTCCATTCATTTTCTTTTAAAAAATTATAAAAATCATCATATACAAAGTATGCATACTCTTTATCTTTCAATACATTACCACTTAGAAAAGAATTATATGTTGTAGCCTG